GGAATACACGAGTTATTTCCTGTAGATTGTGTACATTCGTTCTTAGGTTGGGAAAAGAACGCAGAAGGAACAGATGTAGACCCTGACGAATTAATAATAGAATAAAATGGATAAAATACTTTCGATAAATTTAGAGACTTCTACGGCACCTATTATTCAAGAAGTAAGGGGGCGAGATTACATAGAATATGGCACAGACGAATGGAAAAATTTATTTCCACAATTTTTAATTGATCTTTATTACAATTCGAGTACCCATGCAGCAATCATTAATGGAACGGCTGAAATGATAGCAGGCGAAGATTTAGTTTGTGATGAGGAAGATTATAATTTAGATTCTTTTGTTAAATTAAAGAAATTTTTAAGACACGCAAATAGTAAAGAAAGTTTACACCAAGTTATAAAGAAAGTAGCATTTGATTTTAAGCTTCAAGGGGCGTATGCTATACACGTTGTTTGGAATAGAGAAAGAACAGAAATAGCAGAGGTTTATCACGTACCTGTGGAACGCGTTAGAGCAGGGAAACCAAATTCAATGGGCAAAGTAGATTGTTATTATATAAGTGCTGATTGGAGTAATACAAGAAGTAATAAACCATACGAAATTCCTGCATTCAATGTAAATGATAGAACATCAGGAAGTCAATTAATATACACAGGTTCTTATAGTCCTAATATGGACGTGTACCATACACCTGATTACATAGCTGCAAATAATTGGGCTCTAGTAGACCAACGGGTTGCGGAGTTCCACCTAAATAATATACAGAATGGATTTAGCGGCAGTTATTTTGTTTCTTTTGCTAACGGCATACCTACTGCTGAAGAAAGACGTCAAATAGAACAAAGTTTAGTAGAAAAATTTACGGGTGCCTCCAACAGCGGCAAATTTGTCCTAACATTTTCAGACGATAGAAGCAGAGTACCTGAAATAACACCAATAAGCATATCAGATGCGGACAAGCAATATTTAGCATTACAAGAATTATTGGTACAAAATATACTAACAGGACATAGAGTAACTAGCCCAATGCTTTTAGGGATTAAGTCAGATACAGGCTTAGGATCAAATGCAGATGAATTAAATTCTGCGGCTAATTTTTATCTTAATACAGTTGTACGTCCATTTCAATTACATATTTTAGATACATTACAAACTATATTTTCGGTGAATCAAATGGATTTACCTATTTCATTCGTTCAATTAAAACCAATTACTACGAGATTCACTAATCAGGATTTGGCGGCAGTTATGACACAGGATGAAATACGTGAGGAGTTGGGATTAGGTCCTTTAGAAAATGAAGAAGTAGTTGTAAAAGATGAATTGTCTAGCGATAAATTTACATTACTTGAAAATATTTTAGAAAATTTAGATGACATTTCTGAAGATTGGGAATTAGTAGAAGAAGAAGAAGTTGAAGATGAACATTCTGATTTTGATTTTGAACAAGTATTGAATGAAATAGCTAATGAAAAATTAGAATTAGCAACTACGGGTACTGCTAGACCTAATGCAAGGAGTAGTCAAGACGGCTTAAATAGGTCTGACAATGATTTTTATAAAGTTAGATATGTTTACGCTAAGGATAACTTTTTAAGTCAAGAGGGGGAAACTAGAGACTTTTGCAGAATAATGACTAATGCTAAAAAGATATATAGAAAAGAGGACATTACACAGATGACAACTCAAGAAGTAAACAAAGGGTGGGGACCTAAAGGAAATTCAGCTACTTACTCAATTTGGTTTTGGAAAGGCGGCGGAAATTGCCATCATTATTGGCTAAGACAAATCTACAAAACTTCATTAAGGGGTGCAAAAAGTGCGATAACATCAAGTCAGTTGATCGGGTATACAAAGGCAAGATCAGAAGGATTTACGGCTGAACAAAATGATAGGAAAGTAGCAAAAGCACCTAAAACAATGCCTAATAACGGATTTATTAATAAATAAAAAAATGTCATACATACTATTCATATCTGAAGATAAGCTAAAATCAAGCACCGCAATAAATCTAAATGTGGACGTTAATATTTTGTTGCCTTATGTTAGACAGGCACAAAAACTTTATGTAGAAACCAAAATTGGCACAAAATTATCAAATAAATTAAAGACCTTAATTCAGGCGGGAACATTAGGATCGGCAGGAAATGAAGCTTACAAAACCTTAGTAGATGAATACATTGGCGATATGTTACCAAATTGGGCATTTTACCATTGCATACCATTCCTTAGGTTCAAGATTGAAAATGGAAATATTTATTCAAAGACATCAGAAACAGGAAATTCATTAAGCACAGAAGAAAGTCAGCACTTACGAGAAGAAGTTAGAAATACGGCAGAATATTATACAGAAAGAATGATTGACTACATCTGTAATAATAATTCTAGCTTTCCTGAATATAATCAAAATACAGGTGCAGATGTTAATCCTGATTCTAATGCATACTATAATGGCATGAATCTTGAAAGACCTAGACAACAGGGAACGAAGATAACGTTAGCTAATTTTTTAAATGGAGCAGATTAATGAAAAGACACTACAAAATAAAACAAATTAATATAATCAAGCTAAAATCCTTTTTGGATAAAAAGCCTAAAAATAAAAGTAATGCAAGACAGCCTTCAAGTAGGAATAGCAAATAGTACAGCAATAGGATTAAGTTTAGGACAGGCTAATCAAGTTCTGACTCTAGTTTCTTTATCGCTAGCCATCACCTTTACCATCTACAAATTCATCAAATTTGATAAAAAAAAATGATAAACCTCTTATTGATTAGAGATACATTTAGCAAAAATTCGGTTATTGGTGAATTATTTTTAAATGGCGAAAGGATTTGTGATACCTTAGAAAACTCTTGGCAAGATAACCAAAGGAATATAAGTTGCATTCCTGAAGGAGTTTATGATGTAAGGCTAAGGCTTCCAAGAGAATCAGCTACAAGAGATTATATGCATTTACTCGTAAAAGACGTACCTAACAGAGATTATATCCTTTTGCATATAGGGAATACAGCTAAAGATACAAGCGGATGCATTCTAGTAGGACTAGGGACTGAACAGGACGTTGTTCATAACTCTACGTTAGCTATGGACTTACTAATCAAAGAAATAATACATTTGGGAGCAGAAAATATTAACTTAATAATCAAAAACAAATAATTATGAAACAGTTTTTTCAAAAGTACCTTATCGGACAGATGTTAAAGTCAAAGAAGTTTTGGTATGCAATCAGTTCAGTAGTTATTCCTGCAATAGTAACTTATTTAGGAGTAGATGCTGATACGGCAAAAGAATTGTACCACGCAATTTTGGTGCTTATTGTAGGTCAAGGAATAGCAGACGTTGCTAAAAAATAATAGATACAGACTAAAACCCCATGAGGTAGTTGCTTTAGAGAAAATGAGGGAATCAGAAACTAGGAATGTCTTAGTTATTGGAGACCTACACGAACCATTTTGTTTAGACGGCTACCTTGATTGGTGTTTAGAACAGTATAAAACCTATAATTGCACAGATGTGGTATTTATAGGCGATGTAATAGACAATCACTATTCAAGCTATCATGAGACATCTGCTGACGGAATGGGTGGCTTAGAAGAGCTTGAAATAGCTATTAAACGTATATCTAGGTGGCGTGATGCATTCCCTATTGCTAAAGTCCTGATTGGAAACCATGATCGGCTTATCATGAGAAAGGCACAAACCTCTGCAATCCCTAGTAAGTGGATAAAATCATTTAAAGAAGTATTAGAAACCCCTGATTGGGATTTTGTAGAACGATATGAATTGGATGGCGTTCAATATATACATGGTGAAGGGGGTACGGCTTCTACTAAGTGTCGTGCTGATATGATGAATACAGTCCAAGGACATTTACATACTCAATGTTATGTACAGAATTTTGTAGGCAAGAAGTTTAGAATATATGGCGTTCAGGTGGGTTGCGGAATTGATCATGATTCTTATGCTATGGCTTATGCTAAATATGGTAGAAAACCTGCGGTAGGTTGTGCTGTGGTCCTGAATAACGGTACAATACCGATCAATTTATTGATGCCTTTATAGGTTTCAATCCCTTTTTTAATCTTATTTATATTTATTTTCACCTTATTTACTAGATAGGGCTGAAACTTTTGTGAAAAAAAGTGTTTAAAAGCTTGTTTATAAAGTTTAATGATGTATCTTTGTACCATCAATAATTTAAAAGAAAATAAAATGAAAAATTTTAAGATTACAAATTTAAAAAGCAAAGTAGTTCATTATATGAACGAAAGCGAAAAGAAGCAATTCTTTACTAAGAACTCTTTAGGAAACTATAAGAGAGAGAATGTTCAAGAACTAGACAGAGAAAGGTACAATAAAAAACTACACGATTTTGCTTTCTCTATTGGACTTATGGCAGTCTTCTCAATCCTTTTATTTATGATGTGTGGAACATTTAGTTTAATTGACTCTTTGATATTTTAATATGACTATACTAGACGCAGAATACTTAGAATACACTACTTTCATAGATTACAATAAACCTTGCTATTCAAAGTTTATGGGGTATCAATTAGACAACAAGAAAGTAATAGCAGAGGAATGGTATTTAAAACCTCAATACTTATCTACAGGAATTAATACTTATGATAGAATGTCAGGACACTTCAGTAATGATTTGAGTAATAATGGTAGGTCAGTAATTGTAATAGGAACAGAACTACAGACTTTTAGAAAGTTTGAAGAAATGCTAAAGACTTATGGGTGGCAAACTCAAGATGATTGGGAAGTAGAATTGAAACCTGAATATTTAGAATACTATAAAGAAAACAATAATTCACCAATAATAATAAATTTAAAATAATGGCAAACGCAACACAAATAGAAGAAGGCTTAGATCACAAAGGGGGGCATGATCAAGAGCATGAAATGATCTTTAAAAGAATGAATGACATAAACACTTTTCAATGTGCAGAAGGTGATATTTTCCTACGTGGTACAGATGAATATGGTAATTGCTTACAAATATCTTTTTGTGCTTATGATTTTATCAATTGGATCAGTACAGAAGAAATTGGGTATATAAAAGAACAAATCATAAAACACATAAAAAGAATATAAATTTAGTATTTTTAACAAAATTATTAACAGGCAAAAATTCCTAGCCAATTATCATAGGTAGAAATAAAATGAAAAAAGAAGACAAGTTAGATTATTTAATAGCTATACAAAGCGAATTAAAAGCACCAAAGAATCAATTTAATAGTTTTGGTAAGTACAAGTATAGAAGTGCTGAAGATATATTGGAAGCAGTTAAACCTCTGCTAAAGAAATATAATTGCCACCTCACTATAACGGAGGAAACTAAAGAATTGGCGGGATATTTAGTTTTAACATCAAGGGTTACTATTTCAGATGGTAACAAAACGATGTTTGTAGAAGCCCAAGCGGGTGTTAATCCTAATAGGAAGGGAATGGATATAGCTCAAAGTTTTGGTGCTTCTAGCAGTTATGCAAAGAAATATGCTTTGGGTAATTTATTTTTATTAGATGACACTAAGGATGCTGATAGTAATAAGGTAAACGAACCTATTTCAAAGCCTGAAATGACTACTGACATTTACAATATTATGTTAGAGTTTATAAATACAGGTAAAGGCTCAGCAGTAATGTCTAAGATGAGAAATTATTCAATGTCTGAAAAACAAGAAAGTACATTGATGAGAATGTTAAAGCAAGAAATAAATAAATAATTTAATCAATAAAGACCTGCAAAAACAGGCACAATCAAAATGGAAGTAAAAGGAACATTAGTAAAGAAGTTAGCAGTAGAATCAGGAATTTCTAAGTCAGAAAAGACTTGGCAAAAACAAGTTTGTATTATTGATACAGGTGGTGATTTTAATAACGAAGTAGCAGTAGGTGCTTTCGGTGATAAAATAAAGGATATGAATAAACTAGAAGTTGGTGATGTTGTTTCAATCAAATGCAATGTTTATTCACGAGAATTTAAAGGTAAATATTACCATAACATAGATGGTTATTGGTTTGCAAAACAAAGTAATATTGATGAAATGATAACAGTTTCAACTACTAGACCTTCTATTGATGAAAATGTACCATTCTAATATGAATCAAGAATCTAATTTTAAAAACTTATGCAACCTGACAACATCCTTGTTGGGCTTGCGTAAGGGTTCTTTATCTGCTAAGAGTAGAAAACAGGAACTTCAGATAGCACGATCGGTTGCAAGTGTGGTTGGTCGTATGGTTGAGGATATACATCAAACAGTTATAGCTAAAGAAATTAAGCGTGACAGAAGTTTGATTTATCATTACGAAAAAAAGCATGAATCTAATTATGCTACATTCCCGAAATACAGGGATATTTTTAATATAGTATATAATGCTTATACTAAAATTGAGAATGCTAAATTAACCTTTATTGATTTGTTTCATCTTCAGGATCATTTACGAATAAATAATGTAAGACATAGTGCTAAGGTGCAAACATCGGTGGTCGTTAAGTCAGGTGATGTACAGGCTACAATAAAACTTTCTTACAGGGATTTTTATACTCAATTAGAATTAATAAAATTGGCTATGAATGGTTACAAATGTGACATAACTATTGAAGTAGAATGAAGCATTTATTGAGTAGTACCGCTTTTATTGTATTGAATAAGGAATTGGCTAGGAAGGTAGGACTTAAAGGTGCAGTACTTTTAGCTGATCTAATATCAAAGGAAGAATATTTTATCGCTAATGGGATGACAAACGGATGGTTCTTTAATACTGAAGATAATATTGAAAAAGATACTACCTTAACACCTTATCAGCAAAGAAATATTTTAAAGAAGTTAATAGAACAAGGATTTTTAGAAACAAAAAGAATTGGGATTCCTGCTAAAAAACATTTTAAAATAAATGAAGATCAAGTTATGAAGTTACTTAACAACTTGTCCTTAATAAAATCAACGACTATTAATAAGAACAAAGAAATAAGAATAACTAATAATATTATATCTAATAGGCGAGAAGATTTTGTTTCTGATGTTTTATCTTTTGATTATGATAAAAGTATTTTAAATGGATTCATAGACTATTGGACAGAACCAAATAAGTCAAATACCAAGATGAAATACGAATTAAATAAAACTTGGCAAACATCGTTAAGATTAAAGACTTGGGCGGCTAACCAAAAGAAATGGGATAAACCAAAATCAAGTGGAATGAGTAAAATACATCAGCACCTACAAAAGAATATTAATGTAAAGAAAAAATTATTAAAACAATTTGAAAATGAGATTAATTAAAACAATGTCAAAACAGGATTTGCTTTTATCTTCAGTTGATCTGATAAGCAAAACATATATAGAATTAGGACAAAATAATGTGGACGAAGATACTATAAGTGTAATGGCACAAAGTTTAGCAGACGATTTAGCTAGAATGTATAAAAATTTTTATTTTGAAGATGCACAGAAAGCATTTAATCTAGGTGTAAGGAGTCCAATTACAAATGATTTTATACATTTAACTGTACCTAAATATATGAAATGGCTACGGCAACATAAAGACTTAGTATGGGAAGCTAGATCAAGAGTTGATAGAGGTGAAGACCCAAAACAAGTACCTAATTATAGACCTGAACCAAAATTATTAAGATGAACAAAGAAAATAAAAAAGAAAAATTGTATGACCCTGTAAAGACAGGAAGTTTTAGAATGATGTTTGGCTTTAAAATGCCATCAGGCTATAAATTAAATAAAAATTATAAATATGAGCGAAAAAGAAATTAAAGTTATGGATTACAAAAAAATAGATAACATTGAAGTGGATGGAATTGATACTAAAGACTATCCTGATTTCTGTGATGCTTACATAGTAAGTGCAGACTATGATGGAAAACCAATGACTGATAAGCAGTTGGATGAAATAAATGAAGATGGTGATTTCCAACACGAATGTATAATGAATGATATACACTAATGAAGTTTGAAAACAAAGCAAATAAGTTAAGGGAACAAGAAACTCTTAAAACCTTTTGTGATCATTTTGGAATGACGTTTGCTAAACATCCTGAATATGCACACATAGATGCTGTGCTATATAACAAAGGAAGGATAACGGGCTTTGCAGAGGTAAAGGGGGTACACAGGAGCATAACTAATTCAAATGATGTGATAGTATCAATGCGAAAAATAATAAGGGCTCAGGCGTTGCAAATTGATTCCCGATTACCTGTTGCTATTATTTGGGCATTTGATGATGCTTTAGTTTATGAAAGAGTAAATAATTTGAAGGGAATTTTTTATCATGGTGGGAGAGCAGTAAGACAAGGCAGTACATTTGATCAGGAAATGCTAGTAAAAGTATTAATCAAAAATTTAATTAGAATTGAAAAAGACAATTAGTAAATTAAAAAAAGAGTTAGACAAATGGTTCAGTCTTTACATAAGGCTTAGAGATGCTAATGAGTATGGAATGATACAATGCTTTACTTGTGGAATAGTTAGAGGATATAAGGATGGAATGCAGAATGGGCATTTTCAGTCAAGGAAACATTTAGCAACAAGATTTGACGAAGAAAATTGTCAGGTT